ATCCAAAATCCCTCGAAAAACTCGCGGAGCGCACCACAAATGATCATCACCATAAATCGCAATTGATATAAAATTACCCTCGATACACTCCATTATTTGAGACGCCAGGCCCGGATACTGACTCATCTGATAACACAAAAAAATCGCAAAACATAACATCGTACAAAAAGAGCCAGCGTTACTAGTTTCTTTGCCACCCGAATACAAATATCCTTTAAGGATACGCCACACATTACCAGTATGACAAGTCGGCTTAACTACCATATTAAACATGGTGTCCGCATTAGCAAAAATAAAAGCTTTCTTCTCGTTCTCAGTCATTCGTGTAAAATCAAAGTACACTAGATTAGTAGCCTGATATACCATTAATAACCAATCCACAATATGCTTGTCATGGGCTATATAATCCCCTTCATAATAATTCAAACCCGGAATATCATAATTCATGTAACGCGCAAACTCCAAAGCACCTCCGTTCCACCACACTCGACCAATATTACAGATATTTCCACGTTCAAGCTTTATTCGAGCACCATTAATCCACGTGGAATTTAGTTGGTGAAGCGTATTAGTCATAAAAAACTCACGTTTCTTATGATGCAACTTAGCAAGTTGCGACGCTATTTTACCATAACCCACCTTTCTTTCCACCTTAACCTTAATAACACAATGGCTCGGTAAATGAGTCATTACACCCTGCATCAAAAGACTAACCCAGTTTCTATGCGCGTACAACGCAGACGGTAATTGCTCAATTTTTTTTCCTATAGGAGATACTACAACTTGACACCCATCCACTATTTGTGAGCTTGATCGACCAGGTCGGATTCCAGATGACGCTAACATATTCATTTCCAAAGCACACCGAAGTGGATTATAATCAAATTTAACTTTACCGAAATGTCTCTGCGTCTTATAATAATTCTTAAACACCATCGTTAATGCTTGAACTAGAAATTTCTTTGCAATATCAAAACCATGACCTCGCGTAGAATTATCAGCCGAAAATTCATTATAATTATTTAATATATCCAAAGGCTTAAAACTCTCGGCAGTACTAACCCACTGTACATGACCATAACGCTTACCAAGTGTATAGTGGGAAAAGGATAACTGTTTAACACACAACTCTACAAGCGAATGAACCCGCGTGTCATCGAGCTCATCTGCAGCAGATCTCCACAAGAATGGCTCTGCATCGAGAGCAAATGATCGCTTGAAATACCACCTATCAAAATTTTGTGATATCTTTGTCAAAAATGTCGGATCAACTCGAGGTTTCTCAACAAAATTATTAACATAATCAAATTGAGGACGAATAACATCCACATCAAAGGCAGCACTTGCGCGCATTAAATTCTCTATATGAGCCGTAACATTTGGGATTAGAGTTTTCTCAATTCCTGACACAGTCATTTCATATGAACTCATTATATGAGAAGTCATATCCGCATACATAACTCGCAACGTTCGCTTAATCCCACACGCATACCGCATAATCGTGAAATCCTCAATAGGCTTAATACCAATTACGAACATATCACATTCACAAAAACTATGATCGGTGCACTTCTGAGTATATTGTACTTGCATTCTGTGAGATTTTTTTCTAAATAGATACTTTAATAACGGAGTGGTGAGATACGTTTCTCCTAAATACTCAAAATCAAAACAAGCTCCTCTAAACTCACGAGGGACTGTAGTCGATGCTCCACTAGGATACCTAACAACACAATCCAGTTCTTAACTATAAACAACACTCTCTATCTAAAA